CCATCGCCAGCAATGCATCGCAGGGCAGGGCAGGGCACAGCATGGCCCGTTCGATGTTGTGACAGAATTTCCAAGATTTATTTTTAGCCTGGGGGCAGTGACGCCATGACCCGAGCCCAACGCATCTGCGAACGCCAACGCCGGTTCGCCGAGTGGCAGCTGGCCCAGGGCATCGAGCCGCCGCAGGATGAGGACCATGACGATAGTCCCGTCGAGGAAATGTACGACCTGGGGGGCGAGGGGTAATGGAAATCGCGTCTCCATACCAGTATTTCGGCGGCAAGCGCCGCATCGCCGCGCTCGCCTGGGAGCGGTGCGGCGATTGCCCGAACTACGTCGAGCCGTTTTTCGGCAGTGGGGCAGTGCTCATCAATCGGCCCCATTATCCATGGAGCGGGAACCGGATCGAAACGGTGAACGACCTGCACGGCTTCATCCCCAATTTCTGGCGTGCGATCCAAGCCGCGCCGGATGAGGTTGCGAAGTGGACCGACTGGCCAGTCTCGGAACTCGACCTGCACGCTCGGCACCTGTGGCTCGTGACCGAGGGCCGGAAACAGATTGAGACGTTGCGGACGGACCCAGAGTTTTTCGACGTGAAAATAGCCGGATGGTGGGTATGGGGGCTGTGCCAATGGATCGGGGCGGGTTGGTGCAGCGGGAGGCCATCGCAGCAACGCCCCCACCTGGGCGACGCGGGCCGCGGCGTGCATAGGCCATCGCAGCAACTCCCCCACCTGGGCGACGCGGGCCGCGGCGTGCATCGGCCATCGCAGCAACGCCCCCACCTGGGCGACGCGGGCCAGGGCGTGCATCGGCCAGGATCAGACCTCCCCGAGTATTTTCGCTTGATCTCGGCTCGGCTCCGCGGCGTGCGGGTCTGTTGCGGGAACTGGAAGCGGGTTTGCGGGCCGGCGCCGACGTTCAAACACGGGATGACGGCGGTTTTTCTGGATCCGCCCTACTCGCACTCGGAGCGCGACGAGAACCTGTACGCCGAGGACCACGACGTATCTCGCGACGTGCGCGAGTGGTGCTTGGAGAACGGCGGGAACAAGCTGCTTCGGATCGCCCTGTGCGGTTACGCCGGCGAGGGGCACGACGACATGGTAGACCACGGCTGGGAGTGCGTAGCTTGGAAAGCTGCAGGCGGGTACGCGAATCAAGGCGAAGATGGTCAGGAGAACGCGGCGCGGGAGAGGATTTGGTTTTCGCCGAATTGCCTGCACCCGGAAGGATTGTTCAAGGGGATCGAATGACCAAAGCCAAACTTGCCATCGACATATTGATCCAGAGGCGGCTGATCGTTTATCCGCATTACCCTCCGAAGAACTGATGGGCAGTCTCAGAATCCCAATCGTCGCAGCGGACGACGTTTGCAAAAAAAGGGAATTCCTGGAGAAAGCGGGTACGGGTATTGCAACCCGCGGGGAGTCGGGGTAGGATGAGCGTGGAAATGAAAAATGCTCCGGGCCTTCTTAGTGAGACAACCCGAAGCAAATTTCAACGACGAACGAAGCAATTCTACGGCATGTCGCCGAAAAATTCAAGTTCGTTTTTTCCCGGTCTCAGCGTCCCAAGCCTTTTCCTTTACGGCACAGGCCAAGCCGCGTGAGAAGATAGCCCTTGTTGGGCAACTCAACGGCGGCGAGAGTGCAGGTGAGCCTGAAGCCGTCCAAGCCGATTTATCTGGGGTCCGAAATGGCCTTGGACCGCAAGACGGCGAGCGAAGTGTTCGTGCGGTAAACGTGGGGTGGGCTAACCTAAACCCCAGGGGATGAGACTTCTTACCCGGTCCCCAGCTGCATAGGGCAGCGTGGCTAACCACCATTGAAGCGGGTAGGCAATGCGACCGACCGACGATGACGGAGTTGCACAGCGGTTCCTAAACACAGGGACTGCTGCGCTCCCTCCCTCTGATTCAGGAGTTTTTGCTGTGAAAATAATCATCGTTTACTGGTGTGGGAGAATGACCGGCGACTCTTCTCGCTGAAATCATGCAATCGCCCATGGAGCTTGACCCATGCCAACTCGGAAAAACTTCCGCGACCTGACCGGTCAGACGTTCGGGCGCCTGACGGTGATCGGGTTCGCGGGGATGCGGCCTTTCAGCACCCAATCACATGCGTGTTGGCGCTGCCGCTGCGCGTGCGGGCGCGAGAAGGTGGTCATGGCGTGCAATCTCCTTGGGGGTCGTTCGGCTTCGTGCGGCGTCTGCGTTCACAGCGAACGACTCACAACGCACGGCCAATCCAGGACCGCGACGTATAGGTCATGGCTCAGCATCAAGGGGTCCAGCGCCGGATTCTGCCCGGAATGGGAATCATTCGAGACGTTTCTGGCCGACATGGGAGAGAAGCCGCCAGGTTGCGGCCTAACCAGAATTAACTGCCGCTTGCCGCATGGGCCTGGAAATTCAGTGTGGTCGAAAATGTGGTCAGCGCCAGCGTCGAAATACCTCACGAACAACGGAACGACACTGCATCAGTCAGCATGGGCGAGGCGGCTTGGAATCTCCAGGCAGGCACTAGGGCAGCGGATTTTGGCCGGGTGGATAATCGAGCGGGCACTGACGGAGGGGAGGGCGATACCATGAAGTGCCGAATTGTTTCCTACGTCCACTCGAGCAACGGCCTGTCCCTGTTCGTCGTCCCGGAGACCGACGCCGAGCGCGAGCTGCTCCGCGCGCTGTGGACTCATGGGGAGTTGACGCGGTGCAACGGCGTCGCGGATGACAGTGGGGAGGGGTTCAGCATCGCCTGGAAAATGGAGGAGAAACCATGAAATACACAAGTTTTCTCTCGCAACTCTACCTGGTCGTTCGCGACGGTCATGATGACCAGGCAGCGACCGACATGATCTTCGGCCTGTTCGACGACCTCGTTCGCGAAGGCACGATGCAGGACATCGACGGGATCTTCAGGGACGCGGATATGACACGCCTGCCTGTCGGGGCGATGCGGACGATGCTCGTCGCCACCAACCCGGTCAAGGGCCAGCTGGTGGAACGCCCGGGGTTCTACACCAAGGCGTGCGCGGCTGCCGGCGACAGGGCCGAGAGACTTTTCGGGAGGTTGAAATGAACGTCTACGAAGTCGTCACCTACCGCGATGAGTCCCAGGTCGTCTTACGCCGCATTCGCAGCGGTCCGATAGGCCCCCGGGATAGTCCTGGGCGGTCATTGATCGACCACGGTCGCGATGACGTTGAAGGTCTCGGCATTGTGCGTCGATGCCTTGAGCTTCCACGTATTCGGGATTCGGAAGTTAAGCGTGACTGTCGCCGAAAAAACGGCCACGCTTGCGCTGGGGGTGATCGCCGTTACGAGTTGCTCCGTGTGCAGGCGGTTGTTGGTGCCGTCGAACAGGAACAGCCTGACGACGCCGGCGGTAGTGGTTCCGGTGGCGACGATGAGCACGTCAGTCATGTAGGCCCCGTAGGTCGAAACAGGGGTAACGACATCCACGAGCGTTCCCGTTCCGTCTCGGTTGGTATTCGCCGCTGAGACTTGGGCGATTGATTGGTAAGTTGCCATGAGATTTTCCTTTCAAAGGATGTTAGTGGTGATCCCGCCCTTGACGATTACAGTTTTGCCGTCAGTCGTGGTGAATGATCCAGTTGCTCCACGGTAAAGAAAACCGCCATGCTCTATGGCATAGGCAGGCGTGTCGGCGCCGCCAGCAGCCGTTAAAATTAGGCTTGGCGATGGGGCAGGAATGAAAATCATGTTGATGTCGAGTATAAGTCCGAAGAAGCGACCTGCATTCTCAGTTGCGAATCTACCAGAAACATTATCAATCTGCATATAGGTCTTGTTTGCCGGATTGCCAATCATTTGGCATGAGACAGCTTCTTCAAATCGCTTTAAGCCTAGAAATGTTTGCGCTCCAATTGTTACCACGCCTCGATTTGTTATGCTCGCATCCGGAAGGTTGATTACGTTCCCGCTGATGGCAAAGTCGGTGCCACTTGTTCCCGTGACGTATGGCCCAACTGTCGCGAACACAAGCGCCGTCGTATTCAGCGTGATCGGATCGTTCGTCGTCAACATCCAAACCGTGTCCTTGAAACTCGTCCCCTCGCTGACGCTGACCAGGTAGCCGGACTTGAAATCCGCATCCGCATCCGCGTCCGTGGCGCGGTCCAGGACGTAGGGGGTTCCAGCGGTTCCGACCGTGGTCACCGTCCAGATCCCATTGTCCGCGTGCCCGGAGCTACGGTTGTGCAGGAGCCTTTCGCCGACTACCAGCGTAACGCCGTCCTGGGCAGCCAGGGCGCCGTTTGCCGAGGCCGTGATCGTGTTCGACGTGCGGGTGTAGGTGGGGAGTGACGTGGTGTAGACGCGGACTGGTGCCCAGCCGAGGCGGTTGCCGGCGGCGGCCCCTGCGATCATGACGAACACAGCCAGGCCGTCCGTTGCCAAAATGCCGCTGAACCGGCACGGGTAGTAGGTGGACGTATCCACCGCCTCCCCGTTCGGCGCCTCCATCCACACGGTCTCGCTCGCCGTGTCCATCCCGGTATTTTGCGTGTCGTGATCGAAACGGGTTCCTGGGTAGCGGCCGGCCGTGGCGGTGGTGGACGTGAGTTTGACCCATGAAATCTCGGTCAGCTCGGAGGGCGGCCGCGAGATCGGAGTGCCGCCGAACGGCAAGCCCTCTCGCACGCGCCGGATCGTTTGGCGTAGAATACGGATGTCGTCAGCGTCAAATTGGACCATGGGAGATCAACCGTGTCTGCAAAGCAAGTTTGGAAAGTCCCGCAAATTCTCGGCGCGTGCTTCATGGCCTTCGGTTGCGGAGTCGTCGTCTTCGGCTGCCACTACGCCGTCGCGGCACAGACGGCCATCGAGGCGAATGAATTTCGCGCCGTAACTGTCGGCGGCCAGGTCATCACCGCCATCGGGATCATTGTTTGGGCGCTAGGCCGAGTCGGCGAATGGTTCGATTCCGATTAGGCCGCCTCGTCATATTCCAACATGCACACGAGCCCCTGGGCCTGAGCCCCAGCCGCGCCGGCCACGGTCACAGTGAGGTAGAGCATGTCCCCGTCCGCCAGCGCCGTGTCGGAAATCGTCGCCGTCGAAACAACGCGGATCGTGGAGACGTTCGTGAATACAACGGTTGCCGACAGGATCGTGGCGAACGCCCCGGCCCCGGTGGACTTGTGCAGGTCGATCGTCACGGTGCGGTCCGCGCCTGTGGCAATCGCGCCGATGATCGCGGCCTCGAAGCTCCGCACGGTCCCCGTGCCCTTGCAAATGCACAGCGCGTAGCTAGCGAGCGTGACTACGGCAGTGCCCGTGGCCTGCGAGTAATCGACCCGGTAGCGGTGCAACATTTTCCGGGTGGCGATTGCCGCCGTGCCGGAGATATGCGAGTCGGAGACGTTAAATAGCTCAAGTGCCATGGTTACCCCCTTACGGGAACATATTCAGGAGATTGAGATCGATCCGTTTAATCGTTTCCCAGTTTTTCCACACTGGAGAAGAAGCTGTCGGGTTTTTGCGGCCGGCGCCATCCAAAAAATACGGTTGTGCCGGCTTCTGATTGCCGGGCAGTGTAATCGGGGTCCGCACGCCGCCGATCAACTCATTCCAGCCGGCGTCTATTTTCCGAGTCTTCCAACCGCCGAAGAAATTCCCGGATAATTGCACGATTGGATTGAAGACAAAAACGGCCTGGACTTCCCAAAAAGTTACATTCTTCTCACGCATCAATTCAGCGGTGAGGTCGTCGCAAAGCGCTTCGGCTGGGGAGTAGTTCAGGAAAGGCAAAGAGTTCGTCGCGCCGACGAACTGAGAGATATACACGGGTATGAACACGCCGAGCGAAAGGTTCTTTTTCACGGTCACGACGAGAAGACTCTTCTCGATTGGCTCAGGATCGTATGGGTCACCCGCCGAGTTATTCAGCGGCACGCCGTTGATGTCGTTGATGATGTACTCAGTGAACTTTCGCGACGAAAACCGATAGGTCGATGTCCTCTGCAATGGGTCCGGGTTATATGGGTCCGCGCCGCCGGGCGGGGGTGGGGACGGCTGCCCGATGTCCGCACCCCCCAGCTGGTCCAGCTTCGTGCTGTACTCAAAACGAACCGTCCAGTAGGTGTCAGCATCGGCGTGTCGCGTTGGCTGGATGGTGCGGACGCGGGCGAACGGGTTGACGTTGTGCAGGGCGTAGAGCTGCGGCAGGCCGGAGTAGACGGCCATGGCGTCGCCGCTCATGGCCACGTCGGTGATGACCTCGAACGAGCGATGATAGACCGCATTGCCGTCCGATTGGATCGCCGGCCCGGCATCGTCGTCGTGCAATTCGTTGACTTCGAGAACCGGCATTACGTCGCCCCAAACTTATCGAGTTCCGCTTTCCAACCGCCGCCGAGATTTCTGTTGAGTTCCTGGAGTTCCCGGAGATTCGCCGCGTCGGCACGCGCCTGTTGCTCCATCGCCGCGCGCGTAATCGCGGCCACGTCGTTCCGCTCGTCGCGCCGGCCCTGCATCAGTTCAGCGACTTCGCGCGACCCAGCCGCCAGCGACCCTATTCCTCCTGGAACCGAGTCAAGGCTCTGGTTCAGCTGGGCGAGAGCTTGTGCCGCAAGCCGCCCGCTCTGGGCAGCCGTCAGGCCGGCGTCGCCGATCCTGTTCATCTGCCGCTCAAAAATCTCCAACGGAGTCATAGCTTGTTCGGCGAGCGCAAATGAGTCAGCCATCGCCGCCCGACCCTCATTTATCGCCTCCTCGTCTGCTTGACGCCTCTCCAAAAGAAGAGCGAGCTCCGCACGCCTGGCTGGGTTGCTCTCGCCGAGGGCGTGGGTGAAAGCTCTGACTTGATCGCGAGACATTCCGAGCGTTCGGATTTCTATATTCAGAGAATCGACCAGGTTTTGGTGCGTTGCCGTTGCGGCAAGCGCGATGCGTTCCCTCTCAATTGGTGTGGAACCCGCAAGCGTGGTGGCGCGCCGCTGAGCCGCGACATCCTCAATGCGTTGGCCGGGCACACGCGATTGGAGTTCCCGAGATGCTATGCCTTGCCTTTCAATGGACATGACGGCTTCAGTGCCGGCAACCAATGCCTGGTCAACCATTTGGGAGTTAAGGCGGAGCAATTCCTGTTGGCGCCGGAGCGAAGCCAGTTGCGCGGCATGGTCCGGCAAATCGCCAACGGGAGAAACCATCCGCATCTGTGTCACAACGCTCAATATCGCCGAGCCGACGTTCGCCAAGACCAAAACCAAGGCACTCCCAGCATCCTCCATGAATTGAGTGCCCTTCGCCAAGTCCGTCTGCAATCGCGACGGGCGCCGCCCAGCCAACTCCGCCATGCGATTTGCCTCTGTTTGATCTTTTTCCAACTGCGCGCGCATGGCCCCTGTTATCGCGCCAAAAGATAATCCACCACCGAGCGCGGAAAATCCGATCTTGCTGAACATTAGGCCGACGCTCGAACTGACGCCCTTGGCGGTCTTCGCGGTGTCGGACTGCATCTTCGCCAGCCCGGAGTTGAACCCCTTCGCGTTCAGCGTGGCCTGCGCCGTCATCGAGCCGAGATTTGCCGCCATCCCTTCCCCCCCATGCTCACGAATTTCTTTCTGGCATTCTCACGGCGACGCGCCTTTTTTTGTTCCTTCCGCTTCGCGACCTCAGATTCCGTCGGCGGGTCCCAAAGATCGGTCAGCGCCGCCATCACGTCGGTGATTTCAACAGGCTCTTTCGAGTTTGCGTTGGCTTGGACGGTGGCGATAAACGCCGTGTGAACGTCGGCCCGGTCCTCGCCGCGCGGCTGCGCGTCACGCCATGCGAGCCACCGGTTGAATTGCGCCGCCGTCATGCCGCGGAGCATACCGCCAACGTCCCACTCTCCGCACTGCCAGGCGAGGCGGTAGGCGAAGTCGAGATCTCGGCACTCGCGGAATTTTTTTTTGCGTCGTCCGTCAACCCGGCCACTTCAAACACCAGGTCCGTCAACGCCGTTATGATCCTGGACTTGCCGCCCATGATCCGCTCGGCGTCCTTCACGGTGAAAATCTGCTTGCCGTTCCCGTCCGTCACGCAGCGCGCCGCGAGCCGGGCCGGGAACAGGGCGTCCGATTTGTCCTCGTTGCCCTGCGCGGCGCGGGACGATTCGAGCCTGGCCTCGAGCAGCTCGCGCGCGGTAGGCTCTTCGACCCAGACCACCTTGCCGCTGGGCAACGTGAACTTTTCCTTGCGCGGGCTTGATTCGACCTCAGCGAAAAACTCATCGCGCGTCATGCCTTGATCCCCACGAAAAAATAGTTGCCGCCGGCGTCCAACTCGTACAGGCACACGACGGGCTTGCCGTCGATGGTCGATGCGTGCTCCCAGTATTTCGAGCTGACGCTCGACCTTTCCAATGGCGGTGCCTTGGTGGCGTCGTGCGGTCCCCCGACGAAGTTCCCCATGGTCTTCTCCTTTACACGGCGGCGGTGTAGGTCACGTTGTCAACGGCCAGGGTCAGGTGCATCTCGGCGGTCTTGTCGTCGCCGTCCAGGGACGGCCTTTGGAACCCGCTCCAATAGCCGGAATAAATGAACCGGTGGCCGTTCGTCCCGCCCGTGTCGTCGGCGGTAACGCGGATGTAATAGAGCGTCGTATTCACGAACGCGCTGAACGTGGTGAACAGGGCCGAGCCGTACTCGAGCATGATCTTGATGTTGCCGTGGTTGACGCGCCCGACGTACTTTTGCACGCGCGTCGCCCCGGCCAAAAGCCGCTCGATGACCTTGCCGGTCTGCTCATCAGGAATAGTGGAGATGACGCCGGTGAATGCCGTGTAGGCCGCGGCGTCAGTCGAGTATTCCACGGTGAAATTCGCGGTGTTTCGTGGTGCTGTTCCGACTGGCATTGCTCACCCCCTAGTTGCTTTCGATGACCGCCCTGAGCGCCTTCGCCATGGCTTCCTTGACCGCTTTCCGAGTGCGACTGATTACCGTCCGCACGAAAGTCGCCTTGCGCCGCGGCCCCGCCAGGTGGGCGTACTTGTTTGGCCAGCGGATGTGGTGGCCCGTGGCCTTGAGTTCCGGCGACAGCTTCCCCTCGCGCAGCTTGGCGACGAACTTGAAAACCTTCTTGCCTTTCTTCGTCCGCTCCGTTCGGAACACGGAGCGGAATTCCGCCCGCGGCCCGACGCCGGCCCAGACAGCCATTTTTTTTGCAGTCACGTAAACCTTGACCTTCGGCCCGAGCGAGCGCCGCAACAGCCCGGTGACTTTCGGCACTGCCGCCTGCATAGCCGGCTTCATCACTTTTGCCGCGGCCCCGCCCGCTGAGCGGAGGCCCTTGCGGAGAACCTTCTTGCCCATGGCCGCGAGTTTGGCGATCAAATCGCTCGCATCCATTTTGATCGTGAAGTCGCCGCGTGCCATGTCATGCGCTCCGATATTGCAGGACCAGCGTTACCGAGTGCGTCGCCATCAGCATCACGTCGTCGAACCCATTCGTTTCGCTGTCCAGGTCCCAATGCACGGCGGACACTTCTAGCGTGTTCCACGTCCCGTTGTAAAGGTCATTCCCCCAGAGATCGAAGACCGCCTCCCACGCCTCGCGCGCCAGCGCTGGCGTCTGGGCAGACCAGGTGAATTCGATCATCACGCGCCGGAGTTTCGAGGCCCCGCCAACCAACCGATCTATGATCGCCCCGACCTGCCTGTACTCGCAAAATCTTCCGGTCCGCGGCGAATACGGGCCGCTGTTCGGGTTCTGCAAAGTCTTGATTCTCTCCGGTGCGATGACATCGTAGAGCCGCTCCCCGATGACATCATTCACCTCCTTTTTGCCGAGGAAGTAGTCGCGCATCCCCTTGAGAATTTTGGAGTGCATCAATACACTCCCGTCCAAAACTGGTCGAGGATCTCCTGCGCTCCTGGCGGGGTTCTGAACACGCCGCCGCGATTCTCAAGCATGTCGAGAACCATGATCTTGATCGCAACTTTGAGCGAATCAGGTACGGCCGATGCCGCCTGCCCGGCGACGTAGGTGAGCGTGACCGCGTTCGGCTGGATTCTCGGAGACGGCCATGCCGTGTTGTAGGCTGGGGCCACACGCCTCCGGTAAATGTCTACCTGGTAATCCGTGGTGGCCGTGAGCGTCGTCGATACGCCGGCCGTCGAAACATAGACAAGACTGGTCACCGAGGCCACGGGGGCCTTGGTCATGATGATCTCGCCGTATGGCCGCGTCTCAGATTGGTTCGGGAACCTGTCCAAGTACATCACCCACGTCGCCGTGCAAATTTGCCGTCGCGTGTAGAGTTCCGCCATGGCGCGGGCCTTGGAAATCATTGACTTGATTTGCATGTCTTCCATGCCGGTCTGCACGTCGCCCCACTGCCGAACCTCGTCAATGGTTATCGGCTCTTCCGTGGGTGCGACGGACTGATTGAGCCCGTAGCATTCGTCCGGCTGATAGATGCCGTCGGCCATTACTCATCTTCTTCTTCCCAGATGAACTCGCAGAACAGGCCGGACGCGCCCGAGGCCACGCCCGTCTGGATGCTGACGTTCGACCCCGGCGTGATGATGACGCCACCGCCGAACCAACGGCCGAGCGCCGCCGACTGCGGGATGGTCGTGACGGCGCCGGTGAAATTCGTGCCGAGCGTGGCAATCGCCACAGGCGCGGCAGGCAACGTTGCGGCGAGCAGCGGTTGCAACGCCGGAGCCCCGCCGCCGAGCTTGAGGTTTCGGTGGGCCGTCGTCGCGGTCCCGGTAACGGCAGCCGCCGTTAAGACGCTTCCGGCGGCGAGCCACACGGCCCCGACAGTCGCGGGGGCAACGGTGAACGTGGCACCGGCAAACCAGAGGAATCCGTTCTTCCCGGACCCGGCCGGGTTGTAGAGCGTCAACACTGGCGTGGTCGCGGACAGCCCGGCCTGCGAGGTAACGCCGGACTGGTTGGCGACAGTGAAGCACCGCCCGCGCAGGGCCGCCTCGCGGAACAGGTCGGCGACGATGATATTGCCGAGCCGGCCCATCGCAGGCCTTCCTGCGGAGCCGTCCGCCAGAGTTTGCAGGCCGACTTGCCCGGTGATTTCAGTTGTGATAATCATGGAGGCCCCTTGTTATGCTCGGGTCTGGAAAATACGGTAGCCGCGCAGGTGCATGATCGGATCGTTCGTCCCGGCGGTCTGGCAAACGAAACTCGGATACAGCGCGACGATGGGGACGTTGGCGGTTGCCAGTGCCGAGCCCGTCGCCGTGCCGTTGACGTACTGTTGAATTGACGTGATGCCGGTGACTTTGAAACCGAGCTTGATGTATGTGTCTTCGGCAATCGTCGCGGCTGCCGCCGTGTCCCGCGCCCCAGCCTTCTCACCGGCGAAGATCAGCACGCCGTCATCGGTCACGCACTCCCAGCCGATATGGTTCGCCGAGCTGTTCAGGCTGGACGCGATCAGGGTCGTGTCGAGTTCCGAGAGCCCGCAGAACAACTCGACCTTGTCGAACGTGTCCACGACCTTGAACTCAAACTCAGCCCAGAGCGTGGTCGAGGCGACCGGAACCCAGATGGATTTGTTGTGCTGGAGCGTGGCACCCTGCGGACTTGTCGTGCTGTTGGAGTCGAGCAGCAGCGTTCCCGTCTCGGCCGTGTTGAGCGCCGCTGTTCCGGTCGTGGCTTGGGTGAGGGCGTAATCTCCGTCCGTCGCGGCCGCGTCGTAACTCTGCCAGTCCTCGTGCAGGTACGTGCCGATGGTCGGATCGAGCAGATAGTTCAGGAGCGGGCAGTCGCCCCACAGGTCATCCTCGGAGACGATCAACCCGCGGTCCGTGTTGCTATTGCTTCGGACGCGGAGGATGTTGCCGCCTTGCTCGCGGTACACCTTCGGCTGGTATGATCTTTGCGCTGCGGTTGCCATGACGTGATTCCTGTTGGTTGACCCGGCATTGCCGAGTAGTCACACGGACACAGGTGATGCGGTCGATTACCCGGCGACGACGACGCCACTGGCGCCAACGCTCGCCGGTTGCGTCACCGGCAGATCGCGCGCGTTGTATTGGATCGCATAGATGCCGTCGGCCTCGCAATTTTGCGTGTCGATTGCGAAGACCCCATAGGCGTAGCGATAGGCCGGATTCCAGCGCACGATGTCGGCGATCAGAAGTTTGTTGTCGGCGTCGGTTCCCGTCGTTGACGTTTGAGCCGCCGTGCCATCGGTAACTTCGGTCCCGCCGCTGCCACTGTTCGCCGTGTTGCCGAACACCTGCATTTCGATTACTGTGCCGCTCGTGGCATCGCCGGACGAAGCGATGAACAACACGGAATCGAAACCGGCCATGTCGAGAACGTCACTCGTCAGATCAGTTGTCCCGGCGGCGGCGCGGGCCTCAAGTTTTGAGAACTTGCCGGCCTTGAGTAGCGATGCGATATAGCTCATGACGAACTCCGAAAAGTCCTGCGCGGACGGTTATTGACGCTGGGCGTTTCCGCCCTGTTTTTCCGGTTTGACTTCCTTGGCCTGGCCCCTGGCGATCATGCGTAGGCCCTCGTCGTTCGGGACCTCCACTTCGTCGCCGATCTGTTCCGGCCCCGAATTCGTTGCCCTTGGTTGGCTGAGTTTCACTTTCATGGTTCACGGTCCTTATGCCTGGAGCAGATGCTTGACGGGATTGGTTCCCGCGTCGAGCAGGTGCCCGTCGTGATAGCTGATTACGTTGAATCCGACGTTATCCGTCGCGGCGTAGAGTTCGTTGACGCGGATCATGCGGACACCGCCAACGTCGCGGATTTTGTACTTCGAGAACAGGCCGAACAAAATCGTTTTCGTTGCCGTGGCGATTGACGATTGCATTTCCTGCGAGATCGTGTACGGGTAGCCGAGCAGCATGTTCGGCGCGCCCGTGGACATACCTTCCTGCCACAGGTAGCGGCCCTGGCCGTCTTTGAGTTTGCGGAGGTTCTTCAGGATGGTGTCGTGCATCATCCACCCGCAACCCATGCCGCGATAGGAGGGGTCGATGCTATGCTCCAGATCGTAGAGTTCGTCCGCGGCAATCGCCGTCGCGCTGGCGGCGGTGACGCCGAGAGCGGAGTCGGTGACGATGCCGGAGGGCTTGCTTGCCCCGTCGCCCGTGGTGAAGTGGGCGTTCGTCTTTCGGCCCACGCGCTCGCCCATCATGTTGCTCACGATGTCGGCGAGGTTGAAAGTGGAATCTCTCAATAACCCAAAAGGCACGAGGATGAAATTTGATGTGTAACCAAATGCGCCCCAGGTCTTCGCCTTGAACGCGGGATTCGTGGTGGTGGTGCTCGTGACGGCAACGCTCTCGCCGATCTGAGAGCCCTGGTTGCCAGTGTCGTCCGCGCACGGCCAGGTGAGCGTCTCACCCGTGGCCGTGGTCATGATCTCTGCGACCTGGCGAACGCCGCCGTACTGGAGCAGTGCGACTTCAAACGTGCGGACGAAAGTCTCGGGGACCGTGTACCCGCCGGTTGACGGGTTGAATTGGGACAGGTTGGCGCCGTAGTCGATGATGCCCTTGGAGTCCCAGCAATTGTGCTGGCGCATGCCGATGGGCCGGTTGAACTCGTAGGATTGCGAATTGAGCCGGACGCCGCAGACGCGGGCCGCCTCGACCTCGTGCTCCTCAAGATCGACGCGGCCGGATTGGCTCCGCATCCAGGCGCCGAACGCGGCCGCCTGGGTCTTGGCGGTTGGTTGGATTCCCGGATCGCCTGTCGTTGCGATGCGGACGCTGGAGCCGAGCGACCGGTTGATTTCAGTTTGGGCCGAGAGTTTCGCGTCGATGGCGTCGGCGCGGACGAGGAACTCCAGGCGCTTGGCCTTACCGTCATAGGAAGCATTCACCGCGTCCCACGATTCCTGTTCCTCTGCGGTGAAGTCGCGCGCCTCGGCATTGATCCTGTCCGCCATGGCGCGGATGACCTTGCGGTCCTCGCCGAGTTGCTCTCGCAGTAGTTTGGTCGAATTGGTCTCAGCCATTGCAGCTCTCCGGTTATCGCCGGGAGAGCCTAAAGCCGGAAAATGAGACCGGCGGCGCTGGCCGGCGAAGTGGGATTACACTCCGCTGGCAAGAGCCGCCGGTTAGACGTTGGCCGCTTGCTATGATCGAATTGGCGTTATCTTAGGCAGGGCTCCTGGATAATGTCAAGGGGGAAAAAGAAACTTTGCGCTGCTGGCGATGGTTTGCCCTGCTTTGCGGTGCATTGCGCTGCTGGCGATGGTTTGCCCTGCTTTGCGGTGCGGTGCCGTGCGTTGCCTTGCTGGCGATGGTTTGCCCTGCGTTGCCGTGCGGTGCACTGCGGTGCCGTGCATTGCGATGCTGGCGATGGTTTGCGATGCCATGCCCTGCCCTGCGGTGCATTGCATTGCGGTGCTCTGCTGGCGATGGTTTGCCCTGCATTGCCGTGCGGTGCCCTGCATTGCCGTGCGGTGCTGTGCCCTGCTGGCGATGCTAGGCGACGTTACTCTTGAGCCTGCCGAGCAGTTCGGCGACTTCGGAAAAATGGGCGTACCTCCTCTCTATGCCCTCTATGAATGTCCGGATTTCTTCCAGCACGCGAAACTTGAGTTCGTCGTCCGACATAGCGTCGGCGGTCGGGACGTAGTTCCTGCCCATGCCTGGCGTGCTCACGGAGACGAATGCGACCATTGGTTTGGCGGTTGGCGAGTTCAGGACTCGCAGCGACACGATCAATCGGCGAGCCTGGTTGAGTCGGTGCTGATGGGCGGCAGCGCTGTCATCCCACTCGAATGCGGCGTGCAGCGGGGAATCGACCCGCTCCGCCTCGGCCACGACATCGGCCGGGATGAGGATCCCCTTTTCTCCGCGGATGCGCTCAAGTTCCTTCCCAGCGGCCTGGGGGTCAACATTCTTGATGGACCGGCTGTGGCGAAAATCGAATACGTTTGCCATGACTGGCTCCTAAAAGAGAAAAAATGCTGGCGATGGTCTGCCATGCGATGCGATGCAGTGCATTGCGATGCTGGCGATGGTTTGCCCTGCTTTGCGTTGCGTTGCAGTGCGTTGCGAGGCTGGCGGTGGTTTGCCGATCAGCCGCCTCTGGATCAATATGTCGATGGCGAGCTTGGCTTTGGTCAGTGCCGGTCCCCCAACTGGCATGTGAAAGGCAAGACGATCGCGCTCCGATCGCGCGACGTGACCAACTCTATCGTGTGGCCGTTCATCGCGGCCTCGACGTGGATTCTCAGGAGAGTGAACGCCCGCTGGAATAACTCGCCTTCATCGCGCAAGTTTGTGGTTGCCATGATTCTGGCAACCTCGGCGCTCATGGCCGGAGTCAAGCTGAAAATAATTTCTTTCATGGCGCAACCTCGCGGTTCTCCAGTTTCCAGCTGACGCAAAATCCTGATTCGCTGCGGTCCGCGACGCCGTTGCACCTCGACAACTCCCCGTGTTTCCACAGGGCGCTGAGCAGTTCCCGCTCGGCGTCCGTTTCTGGGACGATGAACAGCGACAGGCCGTTTGCCGCGTGGGTGTAGGAGACCAGTTTGCAGTTCATGCCTCGCCCCCCAGGTCGTACATTTCCTCGACGGGACTATCGTCATGGTCCTCATCCTGCGGCGGCTCGATGCCCTGGGCCAGCTGCCACTCGGCGAACCGGCGTTGGCGTTCGCGGATGCGTTGGGCTCGGGTCATGGCGTCACTGCCCCCAGGCTAAAAATAAATCTTGGAAATTCTGTCACAACATCGAACGGGCCGCGTATTCGGAGTGTGGAAGGGAGGTCAGACACGTTAAACCTGACCCCGGTCCTAGGGCGACCTTAACCCCTCGTCCCTCGCGAACCGACGCAAAACGCTCGTGGCAAAAGACCCCTGGGAAACCGGGGGTTTTTTGTTGATTCTGTGGCGACCTAGACATAGTATATGGTCATGAGAGCAAAGTCAAACGTTTCCGGGCAATCGACTTGCTTGCTGACCGTCGCCCAGGCCGCCGCGGCCATCGGGCGCAGCGAGAGCAGGGTCAAGGTGTTCATCGCCCAGGGCCGGTTGCCGGCGTATCGACACGGGCATGCGTGGTCGATCCTGCGCGCGGACCTGGACAGGCTCGTCATCCACAAGCCAGGCCGGCCCACAAAAACCAAAAACTAACTGTCCAACCGACGGAACCACTCCCGGGCAATCGACGTAAATACTATTGCGGAAACGACATAGATAAATTCCGAAAATTCCTGTTGAAACTATGTCACGTTCGCAATAGTATATAGTATTAGAGGCAGAGAGACGAAGACGAAACCAAAGCCCCGCGAGGGGCGAACGCGAAGGAAACGAAATGAACACCCGCACCAAACCGACGAAGCACGGCAGCCGGAACAGCTACAAAGGCGTATGCATCAGAAAAGATCTTCGGCTGGCGGTCTATCTGCGGGACTCGTTTCGGTGCGTGTACTGTTGTGCTGACCTGCACGGTGCGGCGCCGGTGGACATCACCCTGGATCACGTCGAGGCCCACGCGGACGGCGGGGGCAACGAGCCGGCTAACATCGTGACCGCGTGTCGCGGCTGCAATTGTAGCCGTCAGGACAAACCGCTGGCCAGGTTCGCTGGCCACGAGACGCGGAGAGATATTCGACGGCTGACGGCCCGGTCGATCCGGCGCTACCGCACGCTGGCGAAGGCGATCATCGCTGGCGAGACCGAAGACCCGCGCGGAAATCGGGAATAATTTGTCACACGGGCCTGCGGCGCCCGTATCTGTGGTGAGACCAGAACCAACCAACCCAAGCCCCCGCGAGGGGCAAACCTTTAACCGAGGAATGACATGAATTATGAATTTCAGGTCCTGGTCGGCTGGAGCAACGGCAACAGGATGCCATGCGAGGAGCACTGGGAAACAGTCGCGGAAGGCGATGCGGAGGAGGTGTGGGAAATGTCCGCCGAGCCTGGAGATTGGGAGTATAGCGGGGTTTTGATTTCAGACGAAGACG